TGTCGCTCCTGTCAGTATGTCGACGGTGAAAGACCTTGCGGCTGCGATCACGGAAGTAAAAGCACACGAGAGGCCTCTTCCAAAAGAAGTGCTGAACAACCTGGCCAGGCACCCACTGTCAGAAGTAATGTCCACCCTTGCTATGCTCGGTATCCTCCCAAAACCCCAAGAGTTCCAAAGAATATATCTGGTCCGCCAGGGGCGGGCTGACTACGCAGATCAACTCGACCGGGAGAATGTTGCTTTCGATCCGATGTCAGTAGAATCACCCACCGACGAGCAGGTGCAAGAGCTTGGCGTAAGCCATCGAGCGTTTAACCCATTTATCTCTAAAATGATGTCTCCGTTTATGGAAGACAGAAGTTATATTGCCCCGCTCCTTGGCAAGAGGATCACCATCATTCTTGAAAAGAGAGCTTCTTTTGAAGAAACTCCGGTTAAGCTTATAAAAGTCGCAGCTGACCAAGGTAAGGACGACAAAAGAAAGCCAATCGGCATTATTCCGATGCTTGCCATAGCCGCCGGCCTGTACACTGCCTTTGCAAAACATGCCCCAAAAGAATCTCTAAAGGGTATCGATAAGATTCTTGCGACAGATCCGGCGCTTGCCGCTGCACTCGGGCTTGGGCTTATGGCAACGTTCAACCCCCTTGTAAAACCAGGAGCTAAGGGTAATTACCTTAACCATACTTACGTGAATCCAGACGCCAACGACGTCTTTTCACGTATCGAAGCCATGAAACAAAAGCCGTACGTCAAGGTGGCCTCTATGGGGCCAGCTGCTAAGCGGCTTCTTTTAGGCATACCGCTTGCCTACATGGCATCAGGTGTACTGCAAAAGCACAGAGAGCTAAACCCCTACGACGAAGAGAGTCGAGTGAAGTCATTCATTCGGCGCTACCCTGACGTCGTTAGCGGCGCCCTTGTTGCGGATGCAATGCTGTCAGCGAAAGGAAGAGGTACTCACGGAGTTATTAAAAAAATGGCACCCATTGCGGAAACATATTTCGGCAAAGGGGTCAATGCTTTAAAATCTCTAGGAGCAAGCTCGAACTTCAAGACAGCGTCGGCCCAAGAGTATTTATCAAACGCCCTGATCTGGCCACTAGCCATGGGCGGCGGTAATATTCCTGGGAAAGTCGTCAGTGGTTTGTTCGATCAGGCAGTTTTGGACGCCGGTTCAAAATTTCTTGAGAGAAGAAAACAAAAGGGTAAGCAGCAGGTTTAACGTTTCACACCATTTAGGAGAGTACATCATGCCAACGTTACAAGAATTGTTTGAAGAAGGCGAGTTCGGAGCAACCACCAAGACTGCAAGCGCGCAGTCCGCGGATCTGAATGACATGGATCAGCTGGCGCTGTCTCTGGGTCTTTTGGGCGACATAGGCTCTGAAAAGACCGCTGCGGAAGACAAAGAAGAAGAGGAAGAAGAGGAAGAAGAGGAAGACAAAGGAGAGAAAAAAGCCTCTTACCAGGGCGGTCTCCACAGCCTTCTTTTCCCAGATAGCCCTGTAGGCTCCCATGAAAAAACCGCTTCTGAAAAGCTAGCAGCTGAGGAAGAAGCTTTCGGCGCAGCTACCTACGATATGTTCTCTTCTGCTGTTGACAGCTTTGTTGAGAAACTCGCCATGGAAGCCCTGACAGGCAACCCACACGGCGATTCTCAGGCAGTAAACCACCTGCCGAACAATAAGCCAGCCGATGCAGCGCAGGCTATCAACACCGACCCGACCATCACTGACGAAGTGAAGGCTACCAACGACAAGCGAACTGTTGGCCACTATGAGCAAAAAACAGCAGCTGCTTTGGCTTTCCAAAAGCAACTTCTTTTAGCTCAAATGAACGGCTAAGAGTCACGTAGTCAGAGGAACGGGAAGAGATCGAGAACATTTTAAAAAAAACATCAAGGAGATGTCATGAACTTAAAAGATTTGACCCCAGCACAACGCCAGCTGCTCGCGACCGATTTTGGCGACCTCGATAAAGTTGCAGCCGAGCAAGTAAAGTTTGCCGGAGACCTGTACGGAGCTGGCCAGACATTGGCCGAGCAAGCAGCTGATGCGATGGAAAAAGCAGCAGCTGACGCCGCTGAAAAAGAAAAAGAGGACGAAGAAGAAAAGGACGAAGAGAAAACCGCTGCCGCACGCGACAACGGCAACATCGTAGCTGAAGGCTTCATCGACAAGCTCGCATCCTTGGGGCAGGAACGTTATGGTGACCCTATGACTTATTTCTACCCCATGATGGAAGAAAAAGTGGCTGCTGCTGCTGCGAGCGCTGCCTTGGGTAAATTCCGCTCAGCCTTATCTGCTGCGGCAGAGAAAGCTAAAGCAGTGGGTGGAAAAGCTAAGGAATACGGAGCAAAGGCTAAAGAAAAGGCTACAAAGGCTTCCAAGCCGGTTGCAGATTACCACAAGGGAATCGGTGAGCACTTCCGCCGCGCCGCTAGCGGTGAGGCAGCAAAACCAGGCACTCTTGGATCTTTAGTTATGTCTCCTCTTGGTAAAAAAGAGCGAGCCATGGAAGCTGCAAAAGGCGTAGGTAAGCTGGCGCCTCATGCCGCTGGACTCGGCGCTATGGGATACTTGGCGACCCGCAAGAAGAAAGAAGCTTAATCTTTTTAGGGGGCGGGTAATCTCGCCCCCTTTCTAGGAGACATCATGGCAAAAGACCTATCAAGACTGCTCGAAGAAGCGGATCATCTTATCGTCGGACGTTCCTCAGGGGTGGTAAAAGAAGCGTCTTCAGCCAATGAAGATGATATCTTCAAATTAGCGGAGTTGGTAAGAAAAGGCCCTCCCGAGGTCAAAGAAGCAGCGCACCCAGCTGCGGATGAGGATGACTTTCCCTTCACCATGCAAGAAAAAATTGCGCACGCTGTCGCAATCGTGGACACATGGAAAAACCTCTCGGTCTTAAATAAAATATCGGACTTTGAGAAGAAAGCGAAAGACAAAGGGCACTCGGATGCAGAGATCCAGCAGTTTTTTGAAAAGAACGCGTCTTCTTTTCAAATTAAAAGCGTCTTACAGGAGTGAACTGAGCCTTGCAGCAAGATTTTGAAAAGATCGCCATCAGACAGTACCTTAGAGGTATTCTCGGTAGTGCGCGCTCTCAGAAAAATGTTGCACGTGCTGCAAAAGACAAGATTAAAAAGACATTCGCAGAAGGGGTCATTAGACCAGAGGCGGCCCCAAAGTCTTTTGCAAAGGCAATGCCTGGTGAGAAGTACCCTACAAAGGCATGGCACGGGTATAAGCGAGAGGGCGCCCAAGGAACAGACTCTCTTTTGATGTTCTTACCATCCATGGCCGCGGAAAAGGCATTTGGAAAAGGCAAAGTCAGGGAAGCCTTCTGGAAGTACGTCCACTCTCCGGCTTTGAAGGCGGACACCTCCGCCGGACACGCAATAGGGAAAGTCCCAGGCCTTAAAGGACTCTTTTCAATAAAAGAAAAGATACCTTGGGGGAGCCCGGGCAAGAATCTGTACAAAGAAGTTGAGCGGCCCTCCGCCATGGCTCCCTTAGTTAAAGTTAGAAACATCGCAGCCCCAATTCTTGTCGGTACCGGCATTGAACGTGGGATTAGTAAACTTCGAGAACACAACAAAGATAAAGGAAACGAACCCATGGATCGTGACCTTCGGGAAAAAGTTGCTTCAACAATGCTTCGTCTCAATCATGAGAACAAAGAGCATACGAAGCGGGCTCAGGCCTTACGGTTTATCTATAAAAAAGCCGAAGTAGGTCTTGAGCAGGTGCCGCAGACATTTGAGGAGCTAGAACAAAAAATAGCCTCTCTCATGACCCAAGATCTTGTGGTGTTGGAAAAGGCATTGGAATTAGCTGGAGGGCAGTTGAAACTCGGTGAGCTGGACTCGACAAGAGACTCCACATCAGCGTTTTCGGCCACAGAAAAATTTCAAGCCGCAATTCTCGGAGACGAACTTTAAATTAAGAGGAGAGTGAGCAATGACGACAATTATGGATCGGACTGTACCTGTTGCAGAAGACTTGACCACCGAAGAGCACCGCCTTCAGGTTCTTCGTGGCTTGGAAAAAGCGCATCGAGTAGACAAGCCCTACGCTACCGGTGAAACATTTGAAATGGGCGAGTGGGCGGTTTTGAACGCCGACGGCAAGTGTGAGCGCGCTAGCGCGACCCCTGCGGTTTGCTACCTGGTGTTCTCGGGCACAGATCGCTGGGACTCCAAGGCGACTGGCCAGGTTACCATCTTCATGGCAACCCAGCTTATCGTAAAGACCACCAAATACGACGCAAGCGCCACCTATGCCGTCAATGACCTGCTGACTGTTAAAGATCTGGGAGCGAGCGAGTCTCATGTGACTCGGCACACTGCCGGCGAAGTTGCAGTTGCCAAGGTTGTTGAAGTCGGTACGGACTATTTGGTCTATGAGACCATGTCTCCCGTAGCAATCGGCTAAGTTGTCTGGACACTAAACCGGACCAGAAACCATTCATTTTTTTTCAATCAAGGAGACGATTCAATGAATCATGAAGGATTAGACGCCCAGACATTTAACAATATCTTCATCGAGCGCCTGGACACAGTGGACGGCCTCCAGAAGATGGCAGCCGCCGGTGCGGCGTTTGTTCGTAGCAAAATCCGTGAAATCGGTTTTGCTCGCCGCATCCTTCCACCCGAGTCCGTTACTCGCGCTGACCTGACCCGCGCTGTTGACCACGACACTTTGGTGAAAATCGTGGACATCGAGCATGAATCCAAGGCGAAAGCCGTTAACTTTGCCAGTGAAGCGGATGAGCGCTACATCATGGGCAAACGTTACCAGCTGCCTTTTTTCAAAATCGAGTCCGAGAAATTCATCAAGTCCGAAGCTGAGTTGATGGCTTATGACTACCCCGTCACCAAAGTCATCGAAGAAAACTCTGTGAAAGACATCCAGCGCATCGAAGACGTTAAGTTTATCGAGTATGCTGAAGCAGCCGTGGCCATCACCGGCAAGCGCATTGTGTCCGCTGCTACCGCAGTTGACCGCAAGGAGATCAACTCCCTGTTCAAGATGATTGATTATGATCAGTTGTCCGTGGGTTGCGTGCTGCTGAACTCCGTGGATTATGACGACTGGATGATCCAGCCTGCCACCGAGATCGGCTCTCCGTTGGCCTCTGAAGTCACGGTTGAAGGCTACAAGTACCAAACCCTGATGAACCGTAAGCTTGTTGTGACCAACAAGCATGACATCGTTCTTCCGGGCGAGTCCTGGGCCTTCACTGAGCCTGCATATCTGGGCAACAACTTCATCCTGAACGACATGAAGTTCTGGATTAAGAAGGAAGCTGACCTGGTTATGTGGAAAACCTGGGAATACCTGGCATTAGGCTTTGGTAACATCAAGTCTATCGCGAAGATTGAACTTGACGTTCCGAACCCAATTCCAGCCCAAGTTAGCGTTTAATTTCCTTGTCCATTGGGGGGATGACGGTTAATAATATAGCCGTCATCCCTTTCTAATTAGGAGAAACATTTATGTTGAAGGAACAGACCCAGTACCGCGTGGTCAACACCACTAAAAAACCACCTCGGCTAAACGCCCAAGGAGTTGACACCCGGCACATTTCTGAAAAAAACGGCCATAGTGTTCAGTGGCGCGATAAGAAAGATCAGATCCGGCTTCTGAGCCCGGACCGCTTCCTTTTAGTTACCGATCTCCCAGAAGGTCTTATCCGCATGCACCAAGAGGGCTTGGTCCGCATCGAGCCCATCAAGGGGATCTCTGATCTTATGCAGGCCCATACCGAGTCGGGAAAAAGAACCACTCGTCGTGGATTAAAGAAGAAAGAAGAGGCAGCCCCCGAAGTATCAGCACCTGCGACGGACGCCTCCGCGGATAACCGCCCACGGTCAAAAAGACAAGCAAAAGCTGTGGAGATGGGCAAAGACGATTACTCAAAACGTGTTACAATGGACGGAGAGCCTGGCACAAACCCAGATGGTCCTCCGAACTTCGCTGTAGTCGCCCCCTCGGCGGAGACTCGCAAAAAGAATAAAGAAGCCAAGGAGACCTCCTTTTTAGAGGGATGACATGGTAGCGCAAAACCCAGCTGCGACACGTCGTATGGAGAAGGCGAAGAGGTATCTTCGCCTTTTCATGCTTGATACCCCTCAGCTCAATAGGCTCATTCGAAAAGAAGAGTCCGACGACTCTCTTTTTGATTTTGCAATTGAGATGACAATTTCTGACTGGAATTCTACAACCCCAGTTTTAGGGTCTGTGGACATCGGTAATTTCCCGAGCCTCTATCTTCTTATGCACGGCGCTGCGATTCAGCTTCTTAAAAGTCAGGGCCTCTACCAAGCAAGAAACGAGTTGAACTATTCTGCCGGCGGATCCAGCTTTCTTCGCGCAAACAAATCCAACTACTACATGCAGTGGATGACAAACTTTGCAAGTGAGTATGAGACCAAAAAAAGAAACCTTAAGATGCAGCAAAACATCAACCGTGGTTGGGGTGGTGTTTCTTCTGAATACGATCGCATAGGGTACGCGTGGTGATGGATAACTTCTGGGAAGGCTTTTTCAAAAAAGCAGAAGAAGTAAAAAAAGACACTCTTGAAAAAGAGAAACAGGAGCAAGGAAGCTTACCACTTTCTCGTACCATTAGCGTATCAGGGCCTAGGCTTGACGCGATAACCGTGGAGAGCGATCGTAGCAAGTTCCCAACGTTTAGAGGGTAGGCGTGGCCGGTAAACTAAAAAATATCAAGATTAACGTACCCGAGGTTGTCGTGCTTAGCACTCAGCCTGCCCAGGTGCTTGTGCATTGGTCTATTGAAAAGACCGCACAGGATCTTAGAAATTTCAGGTTCTTCATCGAGCGCGGGGAGAGCCCTACCGAGTTTCAACTTCTCACCCCAATGACTCCGGCAGCCGGTATTCGCTCTAATATGATTCTGGAGTTTGTGGACTCCACAGCCAACCTGGTGGATCTTCACAAGGTTTACTACTACCGAGTCCGGGGCGTTGAGTTCATTGGCGGACAGGAAGCCCAGAGCTTTTATAGCGATCCAGTCACCTGGGACGGAAACCTCGATCTGGTCGGCCTTTACATTGTGGAAGAGCACCTCTTTTTTCATAGGTACGTGGCCGGGGTTCCTGTTATGATCTTTAAGAAAAGAAGGGACGGGGCTCAGTGCCCGGATTGCTGGGACGACGTGCTCCATCGGGTGACAAAGAGCAACTGCACAACGTGCTACGGTACCGGAAAGCTTGCAGGGTTTTACCCGCCGTATGAAGCGTGGATGAACTTTGAGCCTGATCCTAAAGCCGTTGCCGTGGTGGAGTGGGGTCAGAGGCAGTCCTCGCAAACCGATATCCAATTTACCAACTACCCCCTCCTCACGGATGGGGATATAATTGTAGAACTTAAGCCGAACAAGATCTGGAAAGTTTCAAATGTGCGGTACCCTGAAAAGAACCGTACCACCATTTTGCAGATCGCAAGATTGGACGCAGTATACCAATCTGACGTTGAATACCGCGTTCCGGTATCAGAAGATAGAAGGCGGGCTCTACTCGCAGAGCTCGATCAGAGAGATAAAGAAAGGGAGTTCTAAATGAAAAGTTTTTGGAATGGGTTTGAGAAGAGAGCCGGCATGGGGTCCGAGGTCTTAGGAACTATAGGTGCGGCGCCTGCATCCATAGTCGGCGGCATAGCTGGCTTAGCAAGAGGAGCGTACACTGGCGACGCACAAAAGGACGCCGATAAAGGATTCCTCACGAACTTCGTACCGGGTGTAGGTGCATATAGACTGGCACGCCGCTACAAGACTCAAAAGAATCAGGATAAGGCAGAGAAAAAATGAACCACTTCTGGGCCGGCTTTGAAAAAAGAGCGATCTCCCTTACCGGGATGAAGTCTGGCCTTCGTTCTGGTAAGCGTAACTTCTCTTCTTTTGGAAAGATTACGTCGAGCTCACCGAAGTCTGGTATTGTTGAAGCCCCGAGATCAGTGGCCCCTCCTCTACCGACCCCGGCACCGATTAACCCTAATAATAACCTCGTCCCAAAACCAGCTCCGGCAAAGTTGAAGGCCGTTAAGGTTCCAAAGCCCCCTAAACAATCTGGCCAAGGGGTATCATCGACAAATATATGATGACCAAAGAAGCCATTTTAAAAAAGACCCCATCGACTAAGATTTATAAGTCGATTCATGACGCTATCCGGGACATCTCCTCTAGCATGGAGACCCTTCATTTTAAAACAACCGCTAAACTTAAAAAGAAGGTAGCCGATGAGCATACTAAGCGAAAGCGGCAGCTTGCAGCCTCTATCTCACACGTCAATAAGAGATAGAAAAGAGATCCCAAATATAGCTGTTTTTCTTAAGAGAACTGGGCTAGAATTTTTACAGATCATTTTTGGGGCGAGAGCTGAGGGGTGCTTAAAGTACCATTCTGACATCACCCAATCGGAAATTCAAATCAGCGATATTCATGCTGTCGATCTTACCGCAGTCGGAACCCGTCCGGCGATCATTGCAGTAAGAGGACCACTCAGCTGGCAAGGACAAGGACTTGGTGGCGGCGCGGTCGAAGGCAGAGACACCAAAACCGGAAATACAACCTTCAACGACCTGCTAACCGGATCAGTGGCTTTCTCTTGCATCAGCCGAGAAGGAATCGAAGCGGAACAAATTGCACACATTGTGTTCAATTCATTTAAGTTCTTCAGACCTATCCTTCAACAGTACGGATACTTTTCCATAAAAAGCCTAAATGTCGGTGCAGAATCGTTGATCGAACAAGAGGGATCAGACGACAAGACCACGGTCGTTCCTGTGTATATAACCGCACAGATTCAAGATCGCTGGACATTGTCTGAGAAAACCTCAAGGGTACTTCAAAAAATTATCATCGATCACATGTGCAACGTTTAAGGAGTTATGAGCTATGGCATACCGTAAACCCGGAGTTACCGTTACCCAAGAGTTTGCAAACATCGTCCCCGCTCTGGCGGCGTTCGCGCTTCCATCTGTTGCTGTTGGCCCCGCCTATCAGTTGGTTGATAACGACCTTCTTGGTACCTACAGCGGATCGACCCAGGCTTATGCTTACGCCGGCCTTATGGGTGGCGCTGCGGTAGACCTGGAAGAAATGCCAGAAGATGAGGCGTTTCCTATTACAAAAAAACCCGTTAGCGTCAAACTTGTGAACGCTGAGGTGGAAATCCTTCCCGAGCAAACAGACGGTTCTGTGGTCGGAGACGTGCTGACAGATCTGACTGCCGGTCAGTTCGATGATGTGGCTGCAGGCGACATAGTCGTCATGGTTGAGGCGCTTGCCCTCACCATCTTGGCTGCACAAACAAACGGTGTGACCACCAACACCACAGGTCAAAGAAATCGCCTGACTGCTGGTACCCTTGGACAGTTCGCAAACGTTAAGGTAGGTGACTCCGTTATCGTTACCGCAGGCACCAACACCACCACAGGAACCTACGCGGTTACCGCCAAGCTGAGTAATGACCTGCTCCTATTGGACGCAAACGTCAACGACGGAGTGGGACCATCCACTAACGTCGCCTACTCTATCACTGGCGACCGCGGCACAGTAAACCAAGGTGAGTATAAGGTCAAAACAAAGACTGATGCGAACAACCTGGTACTGGAAAGTCCTGTAGCGGATACACCAGAGTCTCCTATCACCTACTTTATCAAACGTCAGTTCGCAGAGATCGTACTGCCGCGCGTTGACACACTGTCTTCAAGCGGATTTGTCGCCGCTGCTGCTTCCGTATCTCTTCCTGGAAGTGGCGTTCTGGAATATGAAATCGATACCATCATGTTCCCCATCATTGCGGGCGACGTGTACGCAAGCTACCGTGCGTTGAGAACCGACCTAGCAGCCGAGGTGAAGGAATTCACCGGGGTATCGTCCATCAACGCTATCTTCGGCACAGACCAGATCGCTCCGGCAAATCCACTTGCCTACGCGCTGTCTCTAATGCTTCAAAACACCGTTACGGCAGTCCACGGCCTTGGCCTTGACGACACCGCAGTCACGGATGAAGTTTTGTCCTACACAGCGGCAACGGAAGCTCTGAAAGCATCTGAGATGTACGCAATCGCGGTGCTGAGCCAAAACCCTGTTGTCCACACTCTGATGAAAAACCACGTCGAGCAGCTCTCTTTGCCAAACGCAAAGCTTGAGCGGGTTGTTCTTTTCAACTCCGCCCTCCACACCACAGCTGTAATGTCCGAGGAGGCTACCACTAGCATTTCTCTGACTGGTGCGCGTGTGGTTGTAAACACCCAGGTAGACGGATCCGGCGCAATCGGAACCCCGGCCCAGCTTACCGACCTCACGACGGATCAGTTCCTCAACGTCGGTCCCGGTGACAGCGTTGTCGTTCAGAGTGGTACCGGCGTCACCCCAGGAACGTATTTGGTAGCGTCCAAAACCGACAACAATAACATAACTCTAGATTCTAACTTCATCGTTTCAGGAACCCCCACGGATATTCAGTATTACATCGTCCGTCGTGACGGCCTGGGCGCTGACGGGATGACCTTCTACGATCGCAACGCAACCTTCATTTCTGACGGTGTTGCTGCAGGGCACTACCTGAACATCCTCACGGGAACCTATAAAGGTCGCTGGAAGATCGCCACCGTGTCTAGCGAAAAGCAGGTTGTCCTTACAGCCGCAATCGCCGGAGTCGCTGCCGTTGTCGCCCCGCTGACTTATCAGATGGACCGCGACATGCAGAAGTCTGAGCAGGCTTCTCTGGTCAAGGGCTACTCCGAGAGTTTTGCATCACGTCGCTGCGTGCACGTATGGCCAGACGTTTTGAAAGCTCCCGTAGGTCAGACCATCGAAAACCTCCCGGGCATCTATGGTCCAGTGGTAATCGCTGCGCTGACCACAGGCCTGCCGACTCAGCAAGGTTTCACCAACCTGGCGGTGTCTGGCTTCCTTGGCCTGGACCACTCCTCTCGCTACTTCACAGAAGATCAGCTGAACACCATCGCTGACGGTGGGACTATGATCTTGGCTCAAGACGGCCCTGATCAACCACTCTACGTCCGCCACCAGCTGACCACGGACCGCTCTGCCATCAAGTTTCAAGAGTTCAGTTTCACAAAGAACTGTGACTTCGTGGCGAAGTTCCTCCGGAACACCTACGCACCGTTTATCGGCCAGTACAACATCATCGACACGACCCTGGATGCCTTAAAGCAAACAGGCGCCGCGGCGATTGCGTTCCTCCGAGACAAAACGCGCGTGCCTCGATTCGGCGGTGTTATCCGAGG